ATGATTGGACGGCTCTAAAATGGCCGCCATATCCAGTTCCGACGCAATCGGGTTTTCCTTTCCTTTGTGCCGACCTAATCATAGTCATGGCACTCCGTGTCTTATTCGCCCCATATAAGTTCCCGCCTGTTTGCACCCACTTTTTTGAATGCCGCAAAGCCCCACAAAGTTGGGGATGGGATGTGTGGAAAAAGACCGGGAGTTTTCTGCCACAGCGACCGAAACCCTGCAAATGATATTCGCATACGGCAGCAAGGAATTTAGTGCCTACTCCTATTCCCTGCCATTCAGGTAACACGACAAGGCGCGTAGCACGATATGCATTTGCGGTAAAAAGCGGTGTTACGGCCAAATGACAAACCGGCTCACCATTAATCACACCAACAAAATACTCCGCCGCCACAGGACTCGGCAAATCTAAATAGTAATGTTTCTTAAAGAGCCTTGGGAACACACTTCCTTTGACCTTATAAATTTCAAGGGTGAGTTTTGGGCGTTGTTGAAGACAGTCACGCTCGTAAAAGCGTGCCTCCGCAGTATCATATACCCAATCAGGCTGTAACCACTCTATCACATCGTAATGACAGGACAGCAGCACGATTTGACCGCTACCACGCCTCCATGTCTTTGCAAAAGCGGCAGCCCCCACCTTTGCAATTTGTCGGTCAATCACTGACGTAAACTCGTCTACAACGGCACGGGTCGGGCGTTCACAGGCCAAGCGTGCCAATCCGGCACGGAACTTCTCGCCGTTGCTCAACACGTTAAACGGACGCAACCATGCGGGGACATCTCCAAGACCGACGGCGGAAAGCATTCCAGTCACTTGATTGAAATCTCCGTCAGGAACGATGCAGTCCACAATCGGTTTGTCGTTATCCCATCCTGCGTAAAGGTCGTATATCGGGGCATCCTCAAAAATTTTGCTTCCAATACTTGTCTTGCCACTCCCAGAAGGCCCAACAATCAGACCGATTTGCCATTCTTTCCCCTCGATGGGGAGTTCTGCCTTGATCTGCCAATCACACCCATTTTCCGCGTTAAACAGACTCTTCACACGCGCTGCACGATAACTATTAAAATCGCTGCACCTATGCTTTACTTCCACTATCATACGCAAACGATTTTCAATGTTAAACCATCGGCGGACAGCCGTTCAAATATAGCCTTTTGTTCCGCCTCGTCCTTGCAGATGACGACCACGCCATACTGCGGCTTGTAAACATACTTTCCCATTTCTGAAACAATTAAACAACCACAAAGTTACACGCGGTAAAATCAAGCGACATCATACTTGCAGGACATCACACTGCATCCGCTGTGCAGTCACGCCCGAAACGCTTGATGATACCATATACCTTGCGCTCGCATACCCCGTATTTGGCTGACAGATGCATCACGATATATGTCACCTTGTCGCCGGACTCTTTCATCCGCTCGTATTCGTCATACAGGTCGATATAGCGACAGTCGTCTGGCCTGAAACCTATACGCACGAGCCTTTTAATCAGTTCCCTGTTAAATTTGAGTATTTCAAAAACCGTCATTCAACATATTTTTGCTACTTTTGTATTGCCAATCATCCTTTCAAACACATAATGCCCATAGCGCGGCAGAGGGTATATGCCCCCCGGTCGTGCGCTATGGGCGTGTTTGTTAAAGGGTGATTGGCGTTACTTTTTAACAGGCCGGGGGCTTTTTCTTTTCCCCGGTACGGTTTCATGTCCGTTTCTTTTTATTTTCCCGTCTAAATGCTTATCTTTGCATCAGTTTTAGGAGTATCTCATAACTCATCTCGTTTTTGTAGTTTCACGTTAAGAACACTGGTTTGTTAGCTGCGGCGACGTGCGACCCCTGTCCCATCCGTTGGGACTCGCAAAATGCCGAGACTCAACCCTCAAAATCAAGCCGGGAGTTTTCCCGTTGTAGGGTTCTGCATCGTTTGAACGTCCCTTAGCAAGATGAAAATGCCCCGTGAGGCCAAGCGCGCCTCCAAACAGATGCATTTTCTTTGATGACCCGTTATTTGACGGTGATTCCCCGAATGGCTTACATTGTGTTACGACCGCAGGGACTTGAAAGAGGAGTTGTCGCCCCTCTTTTTTTTATTCCATCGAAAAAGACCGGTACCATACGGTTTTCCCGAATGTTCCGTCTTCGGATTTAGGCCGTTTCCGGGCAATCCTGTACTTCATACGCACCATTTCCCCACCGGCATCTTTCGAGCCGTTTGAGGCGTAATGCGCCGCCTGTATCGCGATGCTCACATATCCCGTCGTCTGTCGCCCCTTGGCTTTCCCCTCGGCGACCTTGTTCCTCATGCCCTGCACCTTGAACACACGGACACCGCTTTCCGATGACACTTCCTTTATCAACGAATTGCAGAGCGTGGAAAGCTCGCGGTCTATCAGGTTGCCGTCAACGGCCTTGTCTGCCACCTCCACACACTTCGGAACATACCATTTGTTGGCCTCGCCCATAGATAAGACGATGCCCTTGTAATGCACATACTGCGTCTTGGGCTGCCGCTTCTCACGCTTGCCCCTGTTCTGCGTGTATGCGTTGCTGCCGCCCGTGCGCCTAAACTTCGACCGTTTCTTCTTGCGCAGCAGCACGATGCTCGCGTCTGCCGGGAGATAGCCGTGGCGGAGATATACCGTGCCTCTGACAATCTTCGCCTCTATATGGAGGTTTTCCGTCACTTTCTCCCACGCTCCTTCCCATCCGTCCTCTTCATAGCCCAGACGGACATATTTCGTATTGTCCGGCAATGTCAGTTCCTGCTGTATGGCCGTACCCATCTTTCGGACAAAAACGCTGTAACGGGTGCTGCCGAACATCGTGACGCTCTTGTCGCAAGAAACAAGACAGGGGGTGCGCAGATTGTCGAGCTGCGATTGTGTCAGCCCTGTCACGGACAGCGAGGACAGTTTCTGCTCCATCACGTCCTGCAAGTATTTAAGCACCGTTTCCGGCATCTGCTTGATTTGGGCGTTCAGCGCGGTATTGGTGGCAAAATTGTTGAACTGGTTGATTTCGTATGCCTCCGATTCACTCTTGGTGGGCGAAAGGGCTGCCGTCCTGACTGTCCGGGCATCCTTGTAGGTTTCGCCGTCCGCCGTGATGTCCTGCTTCTCCGTCTTGACCACGACATATTTCATGCGGTCGGACATGGCCGGTGATGCGGGCAGTGTGAACACTTCCCCGTCGATGACCACGCAACCGGTACTCGTACCGTCCGGGGCTTTCAGGATATAACGGTTGCCGCCTATGAGCGACAGGTTCTGCAATAGCAATATCTGCGACTGTATGAAGTCGAGGGCTTGCGTTGAAAGAGGGTATTTGCCCACGCCGCCCGTGGTCGTCTGTGTACTGATATAAGATGCTGTTTTCATTCCTGTTTCCTGATTATGCGCTCTGCGATATGTAGATGGCGCGTTTTGATATGAGTTTATATTTGTCCACCAAGGCTTTCACCGCCTCCAATTGGGTATCATAGATGTCTGCCGGTACGCTCACGACAAAGTCGTTCTGCGCCTCGTTCAGCATCAGCTCGTTGTAAACCACCGGCACGTTTTCCGTGTCACTGTCGTTGTCCTCGCCAAGGGTCAGGGGGATTTTCTCCCCTGTTTCCGATATGGCGTACAGCCACTCGCCCTCACGCACCACCGACATGATTTCAAACTTACCGCCGCCGGTACTCTTGAAATGGTCATTAAGGCAGGCGCGGAGGTAGCACACCTGACCGTTGTGCGTGAGCCGGTAGATATGTTCCGACCTTGCAGAGAGGAAACGGCTGTAAAGGCTTTCAAACGGGGCAAGGGCGGCACGGAGCAGCCCGAACAGCAGGGGTTTACGCAAATGGTAAGGCAACAGCTGCAAGGCAAGGCGTTTGTAGTCTATCGTGAACATCATTCTATCTTGCTGTATTGTTCATATACCAGTGACAGCTGCTCTATCTTGTAGTAGCCGCTGTAAGGTCGGTTGTAACCTATGACCGTAGTCCATGACTCCGACACGTGCGGCTTCACTTCAAGCCCGATTATATCGGCCACCTCTACTCCGGGTACGGCAGTCATGGCGGCCAAAAGGTCGGTCTTGCGCAGCACGCCGTCAAAAGGCAGGTTGGTGATTACCGAGCGCACCGCATCTTCTACGGGCTTGCTGCCATCGGCCAACGAAACGCCGTCCGCCGACAACAGCGTTGGGTCGTAATAAACTACCGCCATCATCTTCATGTCGTCGGCATCCTCGTTGCGTATCTGCACCGAAACGCCCGCATCCTTGATTTCATTGATGTAAGAGTTAAGAGCCGAGAACTGGCTTTCCGTCAAAAGGCAGGGGTTGCCCTCCTTTTCCCCGGCCACTTTCAGATATACCACTGTGTTGCTCTCCGTGGCCACGGCATACTTGACCACACGCGCCGCATTGATGTCCGTTTCGGACATTCCCGTGGTATCATAACGGTCGGTGTCCGTGACCAACCTGTAACCGAACATGAACGCCTTGGCCTTGTTCACATACCATCGCAGGGTGTGCGGTTCGAGTTGTTCGATGCGGTCGTCCACCTCTTCGGTGTGCGCGTCGAACAGTTTTTCCAATGTCCACACGGCAACGGCGAACACATAGAACAGAATGTTCTCGATGCTAACCGGGCTGAACTGTTGGTCGAATGTCTTTTTGCCGTCCAGACCGTAAGCGGATATGACGGCACGTTCCTTGATGAACGTGTCCGCCATGTCCTTCTTGATTTCCGCTATCGTCCGTACCATTCAGCAAGCAGTTAAATGGTACGGCCAAGCAATTCATCGACTGTCGCCTTGCACTTGGCGCGGCAAGCCTTATAGTTTTCCAGTTCCTGCGCGTGGATTTCCGTATCGCCGTCATTGGCAAGGACGGCTATCTGCGCGTCGATGTCAAATGACAGGCCGATAAGCCCGGCAATGAACTTGTCGCGGCGGTTTGCGTCCGTCACACCGCTTGCGGCTATCTTGGTTGAGCCGTCAGCCTCCTCACCCGTGTATGAATAACCCTGCACGGTTTCACCGGGTTGGCCGTCCTCTCCGGCTGTCTGGAACTCCGCCTCCTGTTCGTTCAGGTAAAGCAGGAAATGGTCGTCATCGTATTTTACGAATGTCTTTCTTTCAGCATAATTTACAGTGTTCATTCTCTTTTGTCATTGGTCGGGATCGACAATGGAGTAAAAGCACCGCTTGCCGTCATTCCCGATGGGTTGTTTGATAATCTTGGCGGCCACAGGCTCCGTGAGTTCCACTCCATCCAACTGCCTCATCAGGGCTTTCGACCCGGTGAAGGTGATATGCTTGACCCAGCCATATACCGGCTGTCCGTCGTCATCCACCACCGTGCCCTGTTCGTCCGTCAGAGGTTCGTAAATCTCATACTGGAGCGTCAGCATCTCGCCGTCATACTTCGACTGTGCAATCTCATACGCCGTCAGATGGATTTCCCTGTTCAGGATGGTGTCGATGTGGTACTTGCTGCCTGTCAGCTTGCCTTGTTTCGGTTTGATGTCACTAAATTTTTTCATGCCTAAAATATCGATTAAATGTTTACTGTCGCAATGCACCATGAAGCCGAGCCGCGAGGCCACCTTCAGGCGTATCTCCTCATTCGCCAGCCCTGCCTTGCGCAGCTTCGCCACCTCGCGGCACAGGGCTTTCTTGTTGCGCTTGCGGGCGAGGCAGTGGGTACGGTATATGACATAGCCCACGAAGTCGATGCCCCGGCTGTCAACCGGGAACACCTGATAGTTCCGCTTCATGTCGAGCAGCCGGTCGTTGTTCAGGTAGTCGTTGATATACACCAAGACACCGTGAAGGAACGGCTTGCTGCCGGACAACACGACCATGTCGTCGGCATAGCGGTAATAATACCGCACACCGGCGAACTCTTTAAGCCTGTGGTCAAGTTCCGACAGGTACAGGTTGGCGAAATGTTGGGAGATGTAATTGCCGATGGGTACGCCATCGGCGGAGTCGATGATGCCGTCGAGCAGCCACAGCATGTCGGGGTCTTTGATTTTCTTCCGCACGACCATTTTCAATGTGTCGTGGTCGATGCTCGGATAGAACTTGCGCACATCCAGTTTGAGGCAGTAGCGTGTTCCTTCCGGGTCGTCCCGGAGGTCTTTGCGCAATTTCCGCAACAGGGAATGGATGCCGCGCCCCTTGATACAGGCATAGGTGTCGGCGGTGAAAGTAGGAGTCCAGAGCGGTTCGAGTATCTGCATTATCGCCCATTGCGCCACTCGGTCGCGGTAGGGCAGCTTGTAGATTTCGCGCCGTTTGGGTTCATACTTGACGAATACGGCGTATTTTGAGGTCTTGTAAGTCCGGGTCTGGAGTTCCGCCTGCAACTGCCGCAGGTTTTCCTCCAAATGTTCCTCGAACTCTTTCACCTCCTCGCGGTTCCTTTTGCCGCGCCCTGCATTGTAGGAGGCAAGCAAAAGGTTTTCCATCGAGCATACTTGCTCGAACAAAAAGCCTTTCCGTTTCATCGGGTCTTCGGGTCTTGGGGTCTATGGGTTTGGGTCTGCTTTGCTTAATCGGGAGCTTTCGAGGCTTGCGCCCTACCGGCACCCTTTCCGTCGCGGTCATCTTTTGCCAAGCGGCAAGGTTCACATCCCTTTATCGCCTTAGTTCGTCTCTGCAAAGTATAGGGGCGACGAGTAGTTCGAATTCGCAGTCGAAGCCGTGTTGTTCGCATTCGTGTAAGAAGCACCTGCATTCGTGCCATTGTTCGCGTTACCACCGGCAGCCCGCACACGGAAACTCACCACTGAGGGACATGCAACCTGTCTCTGTCTTACCAAAGACGGCACAAAAGTAGATAATATCGCCGATAACTCCATAAATTCTTCCAAAATTCGCCCGCCTGACGGCGGGATTTTTATTTTCCCGCCGTGACATTCAACCGATATTTCAAGCACAAAATTTCAAAGAACGATTGTTTTCGTTTGGGCTTCGCCCCGTTTTCGTTTTATTCGATTTCCGGGTCTTCCGTGAAAAAGCAGAGGGGCGACGAGTAGTGCGAATACGCAGCCGAAGCCGCGGAGGACGCAGACGTGCAAGAAGCACCCGCAAACGTGCCAGCGTCCGCGCTACCACCGGCAGCCCGCACACGGAAACCTGTGGCTGACGCTGCATTGTTATAGAAGTAGTCACAGAAGTAGGTCGATGCCGAGCCGCCAACTTCGGTAGGCATACAGCACAGCCCGTTATATGACTTCTTCTTGATATACGACTGTGTCAGCGGGCAGTCGCACACTTTCACCTTGCCTTCCACCGTGTCGGGCGTGAAGTCGGCATACATCGACGGGGCGACATACACCTCCATCTTCTCACCGGCGGTCTGCGAAATGGTCAAACCGCGCACCCATCTCCACAGGCTGCCGAAACCGGCATTGACAAGCCCGAAGAACACCGGCACTTGGAAAGTGTGGTAACTCTCCGCCTGTTCCTCCTCCGAGCCTTCCGCCGGGGCGGTCGCCGGCAAGGAGTAGTCCACAAGGTACACGCCGTCACCGGCTTCAAGGCCGACACTGGTCGGGATTACAGGATATGTGCCGTTATAATTGCTCCAATCCGGCATGTTCGTCACGCCTGTGCCGAAACCACCCTGATACAGCCCGTTCTCGTCAAGCTCGCCGTTGAATGCCGCCTGCGAGTTGCGCGTACCCATGATGATTTCAAACAGGTACTCCACCACCGCGCGGGCTACGAACCAGTTGGCCTCCCAGCCCTCGCCGCGTTTCCGGGCGTATGCCCCGAAGTTAGTCGTGCTTATCGCCGTGGCAGGCATTCCGAGCATGGTCATCTGCGGTGTGTCGGCTGCCGGGGCTTTGGTGTATTTGCCTGCCGCGATAGCCGTGCCGTTGCCGCCTCTGTACTGCTCCGCGTCGCTGATGACTGAACAGAGTTTCGTGTTCGTCCTGTCCATCACCGCCGCGTCCATCCAGCTGATGCCGCCAGCCGGTACATAGATGCTCGGCTTTCCCGCTATCGGGGCGAAGGTCACGGCAAGGATGGTGTTGTTCCCCTCTTTCCATGTCGTGAAGTAGTGGGAGTTCCAGCACCACATGCACTGCCCCATGCTGCCGTCCAAGGCTGCCGGGCTGCCGTCCTCGAACTTCGTGCTGTCAACCGGGTCGAGCTTCCGCCGCTTGCGGTCGTCGGTCACGAGGTAACGGCCAAGGCCGAGCTTCTTCGGCAGGTCACGCAACGCCTGCAAGCTGCCGTAATAACCGGCTGCCGTCGGCGTGCTGTTCGCCTCGTTCCAATAACGACCGGCAATGGGGTTGCTCGCCGTTTCCACGGCCTCGCCCAGCATCATCTTCCGGGTTTCACCGCTTTCGTCCATCACCTCAATCTGCATGTCGCCCACCGCGCCTTGCGCGTCGGACAGGTCGCTGATGCGCTTGCCGTTCTCGAATGCGGCGAGCAGCTCGGTGATTTTCTGTTCCTGTTCTGTTGTTAATGCCATTGTCTTGATGTTATTAAGTTAAACGAATGTTTCCTTCCTTGTCAAGCCGCAGGGCGTTCCCCGCCATCCTCATGCGTGGAGGCACCACGGCGATGCCGACGGTCTTGTAATACCTCACGCCCGCCGTCGGTATCACATGCACCCGGCTTGTTCCTGCCCGTCTGGCGACAATCCTGCCGTCAGGCTCCACGTCGCAGGCCGCACCGTCCGAGAGGTAGAGGACGTTCTGCTGCGCATAGTCGGGCTTGACCTTGGCGGTGACGTATTGTGCCACCGTGTTGCCAAGCGTGACTTCTTCCGGGCAGTCCACACGCAACCCGGTTGGTATGTTCGAGGCTGCCGCCTCTACCTGTGCGGTCATCTCTTCCAGCTTCTGGCGGGTCTGTTCGGCCTGTGCCGTGGCTGCCTGTGCGTCCGCAGTCGCCTGTTGCGCCCCGGCTGTCGCCTCGTTGCAGGCACTCACGGCGGTTTCCCCGGCTTTCTTCACTTGCGCGGCTGCATCCTGCGCTTCTTTTGTGGCAGTGCCGCATTTGCCGATGGCATCATCGCTCGCCGTTTTCAGCTCCTTTGCCTGTTTTTCGGCATTGTCAGCCGCCGTTTCCGCTTTCTTGGCCGCAGCGGTAGCCGTAGCCGCCGCATCGATGGCCGGTTTCTTCAACACCTCTATCTGCGCGGCGGTGAAGTCCTCCCATGTGAAAGGGTCGCCCTTTTCTCCTTTCAGTTCGGCAAGCTGCTCCGGGGTGAAATCCTCCCATGTGAACGCCTTGCCCCTCGTGTAGGCGGCCATCAGGTCGCTCTCCACCACGCCCTCGGTGTCGCCGCTCCATTGCCACAGTTCTATGTTCAGGCAGTCGGGATAATACACGTTCTGCACTCCTTCGTCAAAAAGGGCATTGTCTAATTGAAGATGCAGCTCGTGTTTAAGCATACCCTCACCGAGCCGGTGGTCTTTGAACATCACCAGCACTGCATCGCCGTCGGCCACGCAGTTGGTGTATGTGCCGCCCTTGCGCGATGCCTCGTATATGCGACCCGTTTTCACCCAGTAGCGCAGGGTGAAGTCCACATCGGGCAATGCCACCGTATTGCCGTCCGCGTCACGGAAACGCTCGCGCAGCACGAAGTCCGACTTGCTGTTTATGTGTCTTGTCTTTTCCATCATGTCAGCCTTATGTTGCCGCTGCCGTCGAGCCGTATGCCGCCGTCGGAGGACAGGCGGACACGGGGCGGAACGACGGCTATTTGTATCTGCTCGTACAGTTCAGTGTTGCCGGTGGCCACCACGGTCACTTTGCCGATGCCCTCGGCCACCGGCGTTATCTTGCCGTCGGGCGTGATTTCAAGGGCTTTATTGTCGCTGATGAACAGCACCCCGCCAAGCCCGAACTTGGGCAGGGTCTGAGCCTCTATGCGCGGCTGCCGCATGTTGCATACCGTCACCTCGCCCGGTGCCTTCACTTCGAGGCGCACGGGCTTGCTCAGGTTCTGGCTGCTCAGCTTGCCCACGAGTTCCTCAACGAGGGCGCGGGTCGCCTCGGCCTTTTGTGCTGCCGCAGTGGCGGCAAGCGTGGCCGCATCGGCACCGGCCAGACGGCTGTCGATGTCCGCCGTGATTTCCGGCACATTGGTGTCGAGGAACAGGGCAAGGGCATCGCGCACATTGCCGCAGGCTCCTATCAAGTCCACGAACAGGCTGCCCACCTGTTCCGCCGTAACACTCTTGGCCATCACCGCGTCGCGGATGGCCTGCGCTTTCTTTGTCAACGCTGCGGTGTCAAGCTCCGCAAGTTTGTTCTCTGTCAATTCCATTATGCGAATACAGTGTCAAATTCATCTTCAAATATCCGGGTCAACGCCTGACCGCCATCGCTTTCCACCGGCTTGCCCTCTTGCAGGTCTTTGATGACTTCCGTTATCTTGTCTATCACGATGGTGTCCTCTTCCGCCTGTTCCGGCTGTTCCTTGACCGCCGCAATGGCTGTGGCCACCTTGGTCGAAGTCGCCGCAAGCAGTTCCTTATAGTCCTGTTCGTCGATGTCGGTGGCGGGGATTATCCCCTTGACGGTACAGGCCGACTGTATGGAGGGGGATATGACATCATCATTTTCCCATTCCAGCCGCTGGCCGTCTTTCAGGCGGCTCGTGACCTCTATGCCGTTCCGGGCGGCAAGCAGGAAAACACCCTCCACGCCGCCAAGGTATTGCACCGCTATGTCCCACAGGCTCTGCCTGTCACGCACCGTCAGTTCCATTTCATTCTATCGTTACAGTGCCGTCGTCCGCCATGCTTACCTTGCGCACTTCGACGCCGCACTCCTTTATCATCTTCTTGGTCTGTGTCGGCCACATCACATCTTTCTCGCCGCTCAGCTGCTGCCGGGTTTCCGCGCCGACCAAGGGGTGTTCCTTGAAGTCGCCGCGAGTGGCCAGAAGCACGTTCTCCACCACTTGCACCTCGTTGTCGGCTATCACCGCCCCGCCTTTCTCCACGAGCAGGTCGCCGGTCGCTATGTCCGTCACAAGCCCTTTCATTGTTTCACCTTTTCATTTTCATAATCGCCGCGTTTCGTCGGGGTCAGGCGTTGCCCAGCCCACGATGCCACCGAGCTTTTCAATGCGGCTCCACCATCCTGCGGCGCGGGCACCCATCCCGTGAACACGCTTTTAAGGCTGTTTATATCGTTCTCTATGGTGTTGAGCCGCCCGGTCAGTTCCTCCACTTTTACCAATCCGCCAAGGCTGCCGCCATTCAGCACGATGCCGTCCGCAGTCAGTTCCGCGCTGGTGTCATTGCCCACGTTGATACGCACGCCGTCATCGTCCATCACGGCGCGGCTCTTGTCCTCAGCTGTCGTTACCTCCACGCTCTCTATGTCGTCGGTCAGCAGTACCACACCCGCACTTCCACCGGACACAAAGCCGACCACGACATAACTGCCGACACGGGGGAAGGACACCACGCCGAAACTGCTGCCTTGGTTGGCTTGCAGATTAACGCCCAGCAGCGGCGCGCCCTCATCTACCGGGGTGCAGTCCACCGTCCGCGCCTCCTTATCGACGGAGTCCACGGTACAGACAAGGCTGTACGCCTCACCGTCACCCTTGGCCAATTCCCTTATCAAATCCTTTATGTTGCTCATTCCGCTACCCTGTAACCGAGGGTGATTTCCTGACGGAAACCGCCCGTGTCATATTTTATCACATTCTTCTTCACTTGATAGCAGCCTTTCTTCTCGCCGTCTATCTTCATGCCTATCACATCAAGTTTATCGACGAGCCGGTAACCGAAGGTCTTGAAACTCCCGGTAAGCCCGTCGCGTTTCAACCGTTTCACCTCCTGCTCAGCCCATGCTTTCAATTCGCTTTCCGTCTTGTTGTAGGTGTGCAGCACACGCAGTTCGCCGTCGGCATCACCCACTTCGACTTTTACCTTCTTGTTGTCCGGCATAAGCGACACGGCCTTAACGCGCAACCGCATCGTGTCGGCTTGCTGTTGTTCGAGGCTTTGGTCGTCGATAATGTTCAGCCCGGTGGCAAAGACCTGCGACGGGGAGGTTTCCCGCTCGAACAGGACACCGCAGTAAAGCACCGGCTGCCCGTCCTCCGTGCGGAAAAACGAGCGGATGCCCTGTTGCTGCAACTTGCCAAGCAGCGAGGCCACCGTGTCGGCGGTCACGCGGTACTGTCCAAGCCGTTGTTCGCCGAATACCCGGATTTCGCAACCTATGCCTTGGTCTTTGAGCAGGGTTTCCAAATCCACGTTGCGGTATGCTTTCTTCTGCGCAGGCTGTTGCTTCAATTTGAACATCTCATCCTCGCATACCAATACAATGGGTGTCTTGAAGCCCACGTCACGCACATAACCGGAAAAAGCGGCTTGAAGCTCGCCGTCGTAGCCGAGTGACACGGACACCATGTCGCCACGGCGCACGGGAATATCCAGCTCGCCGTCCCACTTCACTTTTTTGGGCAGCGTTATCCTGCATTCGTCGGTCAGCTTCTCGGTGTCACGCGTGATTTCTACCGCCGTGACTTCTTCAAGCTGCCACCGCCGTCCGCCATCTATCGTTATTTTTGCCGTAAGCCTGTACATCGTTTCAATGCCGTTTAACCGTCCATTAAATGCCGTTTAATAATCTGTTCCGTATATGGTGTACTCTTCATCGCTTATCGCCGATATGGTCAGGCTCTGGTAGTTGCTCGCAGTGTCCTGTGTCAGCGAATAGCTTTTTATCACCACCCGGTTGATGTCGAAGATGTCGAGGAACGCGCTGTGTACTTGCAATGCCGTGTTCCCGTCAAGGAACGCACGCAGTTCCCTCAGCCCGTCTTCGGGGTATTCGTCCACTATCACGCCGTCGCGTACAGCCGCCACGCCCACCAAGATATTCAGCTGGTAGTCCCCGGCGTTGATGTATTCCTTCACCGTGCCGTCGCGCCCCACCATCTGCGTGGTCACGATATTCTTCGCCCGGCTCACCGCAACCACCGCGTCGTTCATCACGAGCCGTTCACCAGCCTCGTCCTGCAAGGTCAGCTCGCACAGGGCATAACGCCCCTCCCAATACCGCTTGTCGGTTATGGGGCTGCCCAGCTCGTGGGTCACGGGCTGCATCCCGCTGTTCGACCAGTCGGGCGACTGACCCGTCCGCGACGGCTTGAAACGGTATAGCAGCCCCTTGGCCTGTATGGCGGCTCCTGCCGCAACGAATGATATGCTTATGGGTGACAACATTACACTGCAAGGTTTACATCGTTCAACGCGGACAACAGGGCTTCGGCTACCATGTCCTTGACACGACCCGCGTCCTCTTTCAAATTGGTTGTGTGGATTTCAAACTTCTCCACGAGTTTGTCGATGGTGACGGTGATGTTCCGTATCTGGCCGCTGCCGCCCGCAGCACTGCTGCCGACACCCGCAAGGCTGCCGCCCGTCGGGTTGGCCGTCGGTACTGTCGGGTCGGGTACTTCAGGAATGGCGTTTCCGGCTGTTGCCGTCTGCCCCTGTTCCTGCTTTTTCTTGGCTTCCTCTTCTTTCTTAGCGGCCTCCATCTCCGCGTCGTATGCCTCGTTGAAAGCCTTGCCGATTTGGCTGCCGTAGTCGGAAAAACCCTTTTTAAGTTTAGACAACGCCGCATCGATACCGGCGGCATCAAGGTTGAAACAGGCTTTGAGCAGGTCGCCAATCGCACCGAAGGTGTTGCGTGCCAAGTCGCCTATGCCGGTAAACAGGGCTTTGAACGATGCCCACAGACCTTTCAGCACGGCACGGAATTTCGCCGAGGTGTTCCAGAAGTAAACGCCTATGGCGATGAGCGCGGCGATGGCTGCCGCTATCCAGCCGATGATTGGGATGTTCATTATCGCGATGCCCACGGCGCGGCAGGCGGAAACAGCCGCCGTGCGGAATGCACCGAATGAGGCACTCGCTATCCCTGCAAAGGTCGCGGAAGTCGCACCGCCTGTCACCAATGACAGCACCAAGGCTCCAAGCCCTTTCAAGGCTTGGAAAAGGCCGACGGTGGCGAAACGCACCACGGCAACCGTGGCACGGGTGATATTGACGATGAAACCGTTGGAAACCATCTGCCCGGTCGCAAGCTCGCGGTTGATGAACGCCATCTGTATGCCTGCCGCACGTGCGTAGTGCATGATGCCTGACCACATGCCTGCCCAATTCAAACCTTTTATCCAAAGCATGAGTTTGCCCATAACCGAAAACAACGGCATCAGTTGAGAAACAGGTATCAGGGCGTTCATTATGGTGGTCATCCAAATGGTCAAATCACCGGTCGCTTGGAATATGGAAATTTTGAAATCCTCTATCGTCTGGTTTATCCTTGCCTGTCTTTCGGCATAGCTGTCCATCACGATGGCGGCCTGTTCCTCTGCCGAATTGGTGCCGGTTATCGCCTCCGTCAGACGGGCAAGCTCGTCGCGCCCCTGCACCAGCGCACGGGCTGCGTTGCTGTTTTCCATGCCGAACAGCTTCGAGAACAGGGCGGCATCGTTCATCACCGGCGCAAGCATGTCGAGCCGCTCTTTCAGCGTGAGGCTCGTGTCGGCAAGCCTGATGACATCGATGCCCGCCGCTTCAAGTGCCTCCCGCGTGTCCTTGGGCATGAAACGGCCTTGCCCCAATATGGCCAGCGTGTTGCGCAGCGCAACGCCGCCCTCGCTGCCTTTCTTCCCAGCCTTGTCAAGCACCTGTATGGCGGCGTTGGTTTCCTCGAAACTCACGTTGGCGGCTTTTGCCGCCATTCCGCACTGTTCCAAAGCGACCTTTATGGCCGGGAGTTCCGCGCTGCCTTCCTGTCCGGCTGCCGCCATCACGTTCATCATCTCCGCCATGCGGCGGCTCGCCTCTATTGGGTCGTCAAGGCTCACGCCATATTGGTTCATGGCCGTGGTCAGCACCTCGGCTGCCGCCGTGCCGTCATTCCCCATCAGTTTGGAGGTAGTCTGTATCGCATCACCCATCGCCCGCAAGGCCTCCGGGTATTTGCCCAATTCCGGCGACAACTGCGACAGCAGCAGCTTGTAGCCCTCCACCGCCGTTGCCGCATCCGTGCCGAATGCCTTTGCACTGTCGCGGGCATACCCCTCTATCTCGTCAAGTGTCTTGCCCGTGACCCCTGCAATGGCACTCAGGTCGTGCATCTGGCTGTCAAGCGTGATGCCGCTTTGACTTAAATCCTGAAATGCCCCGCTGACGCTTTCCACCGCATTCCTGAACAGGTCGAATACGGCAAGTTTCGCCGACAGCTTGCCGATCCAGCTTTGGGCGGTCTCCACGCTGGCGCGGAATTCCCCGGTGGCATCGGTCATGCCATTTATGACGGCGGTATAATTGCCACCCACGTTAAAAAGATAGTCAAACGTCTGCATGGCTCAATTATTTTTATTATCTTTGAAGCGTCGATACAAATAACATTATACGGTGGATATTCTTATTAAAATAGTGGCTTACGCATTCGGGGCTGTCATGCTGCTTGGCGTTCTTGGCTTGGTAGTGGTAGCCTTGCGTATGATTGTTTCCTGTTTCAAGGGGAAGCCTTCCACAGGTTCGCTGCCTTGGTGGGCATTCTGGTCCGCCTTGCATAACGACTGACCTACTTCTTCCCACCGAATAAGGCGGCTATCATTCCCGCCTCGTTTTTCAACCTCCATTGTTCAAGCCACAACGCCTGCGCATAGTTCGCAGCCCATTCCTCGTAACTGCATCTCTCCGGGTCTATGCCCAAGTTCGCCCGTATGAGGGCGCATCCTTTTTCGAAGCCGTGCTTGTTGTCGTCCTCCGAAAGCAGATGCGCCTCTACAAGTTTTTTAGGCTCGACATGCAGTGCTTGAAGATGGTGCCGAGTTGCTTGGTCACTTCAAGGAACAGGACGGTGTCCTCGCGCAATGCCTTGCTGCCACCAAGCCAGCAGTTGTCAAACATCACTTCCGCACTCTTCACTTCGTCCGTCTTGGCTATCTTGCTCACGGCGGACATCGTTTCGAGCTTCGGACGGTGGAAATAACCGACATGCAGTTCATCACCATCGACCACATCGATTCGGATGACTTTGCCATAACGGCTCTTCCATTGCTGTATGTCATTCTCTTTTACCTCACCGTCGTAAGTGGCGGCATACTTCTTTTCTTCTTCCTTGTTTTCCATATTCATTCTTTGTTAGTGATTCCATTCTATGTGCGACGGCACGAGTTCCAATTCCACCTCCTGCCCTGTGTCGCCCTCTTTCCATTTGCGGCTGTTGGCCTTGAACTGGCAGTTGCGGATGATGTCCGTGGTCACTATCCCGCTGTCCGGGATATAGGTCACTGTGATGTCAAAGGGGGCTATGTCCTGCAAACGCCCGTTGGGGGCTTGCCGCTGTATGGACTCCACCTCCTCCTGATACAGGGTAATTTTCCCGGACGGGGTAATGCGCCCCTTTGCCCTGCCGACCGGGTGGCGGCCAGCACCGTACTTGTTTACCACTTCTTGGTCATCGCCGTATTCGATGGCTGTTATGCCTGTGACGGGTACGCCATTGATGGCGCACACGATGTCAGCCCATGAATGGAGCATACCATTCACCAAGGGTATGCCGTTGTTGATTACGCTTGCCATTGTTATACTGATTTAGCAAATCCGATTTTTACCTTTATCTTTCGCATGACACCCACGGCCACTTGCTTGATGACAACCTCCACCTCCGAGGTGCTGAGTATGTCCTGTTCCGGGTCTATCTCCACGGCATAGCCGCTCAACTCACCGGCTTTCTCCATATCTTCGAGTGCCTTTCCCGCAGTGGTCTGCAAGTGGGTCACGCTGTACGACTGCATCTTGCCGGTGTCGGCATCGATGTAGATGTTCCCGCCGAGTTCCGGGATAAGGTAGGTGCGTATGCCGCGCACGGCCTTGTCCATCGTCCTTACGCTCTCTATCATGGCGTAGTCGCTCGTGGCATCGTCCATCGTGTGGCTGTCGTTCACATAACTGTCCGATATGCCCGGATAGGTACGGAAAAAGATGTAACGCTCGCTGTCAAGCTGCTCGATGACGGCCTTGTCGAGGTCACGCAGCAGCTTGCCGTCGCCGAATGCCGGTACGTTCACGCCGGTCGGGAAGTTCTTGACCCAGCCGATGCTCTGATGCACGGCTGCCGCAGACAACAGACCGAGGACTATGCCGATGGCCGAAACGGAGGTCTTGACGGTCTTGTTGGAGTCATCGGCATACAAGTCCGCACCGTCACCACTGCCCGCCTGCGCGATGACCACGCTGACGCGGCATTTGTTCCCTCCGGCAACGTCCGCCGGGAGCTTGGTTACATCTGCCACTTTCGGTGCGTACAGTACCGACAAAGGGGCGTTTTCCTCGTCAAGGGCATCGGCAACGCCCTGTATCTTCACAAGGTCGTCGGCGGCGAGTGCCACATCGCCCGCCCAAATTGCCATCTGGCGGATACGCCCGCCGGAATAGTTCTGTACGGTCTTTATCTCCGTGAAATTGTAGGTTTCCGGCTTGGCGAAAATACCAAGGTAAAGCGATATGCCGGGGTTTACACGGAACATCTCGCTCAGGTGATAGTGCAGCACGCGCACCGACCACGATTCGGCATCAGCCGTGATTCCGGCTGCCTCCGCCGTGTCGATGGTGGAAACGGCCTGCACATGTTCGATTTTGAAGGCTTCGGGTATCTCCGCAGAGGTCAGATAGGCGATAAAGCCCGAAATGTGGTCTTCACCAGCCAAGCTCTTGGGGACATTCCCGTTCTGCCTCGTGATGGTAAGATTGTTCATTCTTTCTACTTTTTAACTTTCAACACTTCGCGGTCTTTCAGGTTGCGGGCATGGTTCTTGGCATCGCTTTCAAGCCTGAACGCCTGACCGTCGGCGGTCACGAACACCTCCGCATAGCCCCGTTCACGGATAATTGTCTTGCCGACTTTCTCCAAAACAGAAGAAGCGGACTTCTTTGTATCGGCGGACTTGCCTTTCTTGGCCACTGCCGTTTCCGTACTGCTTTCCACCGGCTGCTCTACCGTGGTTTTCTCATTGTTTTCCATTTCTGAACAGTTTTACGAGTTTATACAATAGCCATATCAGCAATATGGCGATAGGGATTGAAACGGCTGTCAGGGCATACCGTTTGACGGTTTCCCACCATCCGGCTTTCTGTTCCGTTTCTATTTGCCCGATGGCCGTTTCCGTGCCTTGGTCGGTGGTCTCCACCGATGTGTCCTTTGTCATCCGGGCTTCGGTGTTCCCGGTCTCTTTCCTGTCGGTCTCCTGTTTCGCTCTCTGGCGCACGATGGCCTGTACAGGCGGTACGCGCAACCCTGCGCTGTCGGGTTCGGCCGGTCGGGAGGTGTCAAACAGGATTATTTCCGTTTCAATGTCGCTGCGGATACTTTCCAACTTCTCCAATTCGTGCAACAGGTCGGCTGTCATCGCGCTGTCAATCCGCTGCCGGAAGTCATTGTTTGTTTCCGTCCGGGACGCGCTGCTCGTCACCTGCCTCGTCGGCGAGCAGCTGCCGAGAAACAGGGCAGTTGTCAGCCATAGGGCAGGAAGGTATTTTCTCAATCGCCTTGCGGAATTTGTTGACATCTCTCCTCAATGATTTTATTTCGGTTTCGAGCGGCTTCACTATGTTTTCCATCAGTATGTCGCTCGCCTTGCGCACGTTTTCAAGTTCGCTGTCCTTGACATCGGACAGCTTCTTCTGCATCTCGGCTTTCAGCTGCCCTATTTCGATGTCGTATTTCTGCCGCAGTATCTTGCTGTTCACCCATGCGCCTATCGGGGCGGACACGGCGGCTACAAGCGACGACACGATGATGGTCAATAGTTCGCTGCTCATTCCATCCTACTGCTTTATGCCGATGCTTTCAAGCCACTCCGGCACATTAAATGATGGGCAGGCTTTTGCGGCAAGCTGGTTATGGCCGACAATCCTCACGCCCGGAAAACACCTGTGGAAATCCAAGACATAACGCTTCATGGCTTCCTTCTGCGCCGGGGTGCGGGTATCGACCGCCTTGTTCACATCGTTCGCGTCAACGCCTCCGGCATAGACGATGTGGCGGCTCACGCTGTTGTAGCCTGCCGCCCCGTTGGTGACTTCCCACGGATCGACATTCATGTCCTCGTTGTTACCGACGAGGCGTTCCACGCTGCCGTCGAGGTGGAACAAGTCGGTATAGCCTACCTGCTTCCAGCCGCGCCCGCCCTGCGACACGGGCGAAGTGTGCCAGCGGCGGATGTCGTCGCCGGTCACTTCACGCCCTGCCGGGGTCGCGGTGCAATGGATTACCAAGTATTTCAGTTTTTTTGCCATTGTCGCTTGGGTATGGGTTAGGAGGCTTTCGCGCTGACTATCGCGCCCACGCTGTTCTTCTCGGTCAGAGGCATACAGATGCCCCACTTGCGGAAGTTCACGAGGTTGCGGTGATAGAGCGGGTCTTGCCGCGCCTCGCTATGGTAGAACTGCACGCTGCCGTTGGCTTTCATCATGCGCCCGTTGTAGTAGAACACGGAACACTGGCGGTCGGTGGCTGATGCCGGGGTCGCTCCCCATGCGAGCTTGGCATTCGTCGAGGTGTTGTAATACGGCGTGCCGTCGTACTCGTAGATGTCGAAGCCGTACAGGCGGGCAATCTTGCCTTCCGTCTGGTTGATGTTGTAATGTTCCTTGAACTTCTGCTCGGTTTCCAAAAGGTCGTTCACGTGGTCGCTGCACAGCACGAGGATACGGTCTGCATTCGGCATCTTCAACTTGTCACAGGCTTTCTTGGCTTCGAGCAGGTCGGCAAAAGTCAGTTTCTTGCGCGTGCCGTCCGCCGTGGTCTCGCCGGTGGTGTACAGCACCGGGGTGTTGTCGGTCTTTTTGGTCGGGGCAATGGCATGGATTGCTTTCTCGCAGACCTTCTCGCGCAATACGGCGCGGTGGCGTTCCAGCACGCTGGCCATCTTGTCATAGCTGCAAGCATGGAGTTCGTCGTCGGTCACGGGGGTTGCCGTGGTGTCGAACTTGTCAAGCGAAATGGGCTTGTCGGCATCTTCGAGGGTCTCAATCTCCAGCGGATAGGTCGTGTTGTTTACAAGCACGGTCGGGTCTCCGCCGATTTCAGTGAAGTGGATTACGTCCGCATCCACATACTGGTCGTAGCTCTTGATGCGGTCATACCAGCCGAGGCTCTCCGCTGCGGTGCGGAACGCCTTAATCATCTGGCCTGTCCATATCTCTGCGAACACGCCGTCCAGCATCGCGCCTTTCGGCATGAACGACCCGGCAAGCAGTGACACGGCATTGCCGGTGATTGCGCCCGTCAGGGCATTACCTCCCAGCACGGTGAAAATGGTCGCGCCCGCCACGCTGTTGAATGCGACGGCGGACAGCAAGGCCACGAAGGCCATCAGGTAAATCTTAAAATGTTTCATTATGCTTCTTGTTGGTTGTCGTTAAATCTCGATTCCGAATTCGGCCTTGTACAGCCTTGCGTACTCGCCATAGTTTTCTTCCCTCATCTTGCGGAGTTCCTCTTCGGGAACTTCCGACAGCTTGGCGTAGGTCTTGTGTTCCCCGCCTGCCGGGATTTCAGTCTTCCGGTGGAGCAGCTCCGTGGGCTTGTGCTGCGGCTGCATCATTTCCAGCGTGGTGCGGAGACTCTCGATGCCCGCCGATTTGCCGAGCGAAACGAAGTGGTCTTTCTTGTCGGCGGTGATGCGCCTTTCGGCTATCGCGCCATCGACAAGGGTGGTGATGCTCGCCAGTTGCAGGCTTTCAGCCTTGTCGGCTCTCTCTTTCATCAGACGCAATGCGCCCAATGCTTCCTGCTCGGTAGCCGTTTCGGGCAGGCCGAGCAACTGCAAAAATTCTTTGTTCATCTGATTTGTGATTTGATTGTTGTCTGGTGCCTCGGGGGCAGTTCCCTCGGCGGGTTCTTCTTCATTGGTGTCAAGTAGCGGGATGATGTCGCTCTGTTCCCCTGTGGCGAGACATAGCACCTTTCCGCCATGCGACAATTGCAGGGCTTCGTCGTTCGCGCCTATGTCAACGATGCTCACCTCTTCGAGCTTGCAACGGATAATGGTCGCACGGGTCTGACCCGGCTGCACGTATTCGGGGGCGTTGCTCACCTCCACGACTTCGATACCAGCCGATGCCATGCGCAGGAAACCGTCCTCCCACTTGCTTTCTATCTTTTTCGCAAATTCGTCCTTTTGGTCGAATACGGGCGTACCTATCAGGCGGTCGCCATCGATGCGCAGATTCTCGATGCGGCCTATCGGCATCGAGTCGCCGTTGAAACTGCGGCGGTGCATCCACAGCAGTATGGGATTACGCTGGTACTGCCGGAGGTCTATCCCCTCGGTCAAGACGCGGCATCCATAACTGTTCACGCCGCTTGTGCTTATTACTACTTCCTTTGCCATTGCCTTTGAAAAAAAGCGGGCTGCCTTGCCGATGTCCTTCGGGAACTGTCGGGGGCTGCCCGCAACCTAAACAAAACTTTTTACCATGAAAAACACACAAAAGTTTGTTGCGGGAGGCGGACTCGAACCGCCGACCTTGAGGGAATGAACCTCACGAGCTGCCAGCTGCTCCATCCCGCGATGACACCGCAAATTTCAACCTATGCCATGACAGGGGCAAAAAGAGTGTAAAACTTTGGCACTCTTTTTTATGCGCCCGCCTTTTTAAGGCAAATTTGCACCGTCAAACACGCCCGCAGGGCATCATTTTTAACCATTATGAATGAAGACAAGGAAAGAACTCGAAGAGAAGAAAGAGTATGCCCGGCTGCTGTTCATGCAGGGCGACACGCAGAAAATCATCGCTGAAAAAACGGGCATCTCCGCCGTGACCATCAACAGGTGGGTGGCAGACGGAGGATGGCAGGAAGCGCGGGCGGCAACCAATATCACACGCCCGGAACTTGTAAACAAGTTGCTGCATACCATAAACCGGCTTATAGAACAGGTAAACGAAAGTGAAGACCCGGAAGCGATGAACAGCCTCGGCGACAAGCTCGCCAAACTCTCGACCACTATTGAAAGGCTTGACAAGAAAGCGTCGGTGGTGGATGTAATCGAGGTGTTCATGGCGTTCAGCAAGTGGCTGCAATTCCAAGCGCAATTCGATGACGAGATAACCCCTGAACTCATCAAGACCATCAACAAGTACCATAACAGGTATATCAACGAACTGCTCCAGACGAAAATGTAGATATGGCATCAGTCGCAAACATAAAGGAAGCCGTCCTGCGGTGGAACAAGCTGTGCGAGACCGTACAGAACGCCACGACCGTGAACGCCGCTGAAACGGCAAAGGAAAAACTTGCGCGCATCAAAAAGGTGCGCGCCGACTATGCCGCTTTCGTGGACTATTATTTCCCGCACTATACGACGAATGAGCAGACAGGCAAACAGACACCCTGTGCGCCGTTCCATATCGCCGCCGCCAACAAGGTACGCAAGGAGAAAAACTTGCGGGCAGTTTTCAAGTGGCATCGTGGGGCGGCAAAAAGCACCCACCTCGACATCTTCATACCCCTGTGGCTTAAATGTCAGGAAAAGCCGGACATCCATGTGATGGTGCTTGTAGGCAAAAGCGAGGAGAACGCCAACACGCTGCTCGGCGATGTGCAGGCCGAACTGCAATACAACCAGCGTTATATCCACGACTTCGGCGAGCAGTACAACAGCGGCTCATGGGAGGAGGGGGAGTTTGTTACCAAGGACGGCACGGCTTTCTTCGCCCGTGGACGCGGGCAGTCGCCGCGCGGACTGCGGTACCGCAGCCACCGCCCGGACTACATCGTCATCGGCGACCTTGACGACGACGAGCTTTGCGAAAGCCCGGCGCGTGTCACACGCCTGACGAACTGGGTGAAAGAGGCTCTTTTCGGCGCGTTGGACGGCGGCAGGGGGCGTTTCATAATGGTGGGCAACCTGATAGCCAAGAACAGCGTGCTGGCCAACATAGCGGCCACAAATGGCGTGTTCGTGTCACAGGTGAACATCTTGGATAAAAAGGGCAACGTGTCATGGGCGGCCAAATGGACTCCGCAGGAGGTGCGCGAGCTTGAAGCGTTCCAAGGATACCGCTCGTTCCAGAAGGAATACATGAACAACCCCATCACCGAGGGCGCGGTGTTCCGGCAGGACTGGATAAAATGGGGCAAGCTGCCCGACCTTAAAAAGTTCGATGAAATCATACTCTACATAGACCCGTCTTTCAAGGGCTCGACAAAGAACGACTACAAGGCCGCCAAACTGTGGGGCAAGGTCGGAACGCAACTGTGGCACATCAAGGCGTTTGTAAGACAGTGCAGCGTCGCCGAGATGGTGCGGTGGCTGTACGACCTTTACGAGTGGTCTGCCAAAGCGGGCATCGCCATAAGGTGGTACATGGAGGCGAACTTCATGCAGGACACCATCCTTGACGATTTCCGCACGGAGGGCGAGCTTCGGGGCTACCAGCTGCCGCTGTCCTCCGACAAACGCAAGAAGCCCGACAAGTTCCAGCGCATCGAGGCCATCAGCCCGCTGTGGGAACGCGGCTTCGTGACCTACAACGAGGCCGAAAGGGATGACCCGGACATGCAGACCGGTATAGAGCAGACACTGGCCTTTGAAAAGGGCATGAGAGGACATGACGACGCGCCCGATGCCGACGAGGGCGCAATCTGGTATCTTCAAAGGGATACGCGCATAAGCAGTTTCACCCCGTCTTTCGGCAGGCGGACTAATGCAAAAAATGTATCATGGTAGGCAAATTTTTCAAGGCTCTGCTGTTCGATTTCCGAAAGAAAAGAGCCATAAGGAAAGCACAGGCGGACGCCGACCTTTACGGCAAAAAGTTCCTTGTGCTTGTGTTTAACAAAAAACCGGTGGTCGTGTCGAAACAGGGCATCAAGATGATGATACGGCGGCATCGCTTCTCAAAAGGTTTCACGCCCGATAAAGCCGAACAGCTGGCCATCTACGTGGCAAACCCTAAACGATGATGCCGAATGTTCATAACCGAGGACGACTATAAAAGCGTATGCGACGACTTCGAGTTCGAGCAGATTTGCGGATTGAAGCCGGAGGACAGGAAGGCGGCAGAACGTTCCGCCTTGGAACAGATATGCTCCTATACGCGCCACCGCTACGACATGGACAAGGCTTTTGCCGCCGAGGGCGATGACCGCAACCCGACGCTCGTGCAGTGCGCCGTGAACATTTCGCTGTGGCTGATGGTACACAGGCTGCCGCAGAACATGGGGCATGAACGCAGGGAATGCCTGTACAACGATGCAGTCAAATGGCTGAAAGATGTGCAGGCAAGCAAGGCTTCCCCGGACTTGCCGACGTATGTGAGCTGCGACGGCGACACGGACGCGCACAATCCTGTCCGGTACGGGTCGATGCCTGCAAACAAATATGATTGGTAAATGCCGTTTAACGGGTTTTTAACTGGCTTTTGAATGGATATTATAAACGGTTTCAGACAGATTTTCTCACGCCGCCCCTCGCAAAACGATGTGGAGCGGCTGGCTCGTTTCATGAAGAGCAAGCAGGGCATCAAGCTGACAGCCCAACTCATGCAGCAGACCGACAGCCTCACGAAAAAGGATGTCGCCGCTTGGCGGTCGGCTTGGCAGCAGGCGATAAGTTATGACACGCCCAACAGGGCGCGGTTGTACGACATTTATACCGACTGCCTTATCGACTTGCACCTGACCGGCTGCATCGGGCAGCGGAAGGGCAAGACACTGCAAAAGGAGTTCCGCTTGGTCGGCAAGGACGGAAAGGAGAATGAGAAAGGCACCGCACTGTTCCGCAAGGAGTGGTTCTACGACTTCATGGACTTGGCTCTCGACAGCCGCTTTTGGGGCAACAGCCTTATCCAGCTTAACGACATAGAAAAGGACGAGGACGGGCTGCGTTTCAGCAGCGTGGAGCTTGTGCCGCGCAAGCATGTATGCCCGGAATACGGGGTCATCACGCCCGAACCGGCGGCGGACTGGCGCACGGGCATCAGCTACCGCGACGGCGACCTCTCGCTCTGGTGCGTGGAGGTGGGCAAGCCGCGCGATTTGGGGCTGCTGCTGAAATGCGCCCCGTCCTGCATCAGCAAGAAGAACATGCTGGCCTTTTGGGATATGTTCGGCGAGGTGTTCGGTGCGCCCATGCGCGTGGCGCGCACCAATACCACGGACGAGAAAGAAAAGGCGAAAATCGAAAAGGCTCTCGAAAACATGGGCGCGGCGTTCTGGGCGTTGCTCCCGGACGGCACGGACATCGAAATCAAGGAAAGCAGCCGGGGCGATGCCTACAACGTATATGACAAGCGCATCGACCGCGCAAACTCGGAGCTGTCGAAAGGGGTGCTGATGCAGACGATGACCATCGACAGCGGATCGTCGCTGTCGCAGTCGGAAACCCACCTCGAAATCTTCGAGGACGTGGTGGCCGCCGATGCCCGCATGGTTGCCTGCATCGTGAACGACAAGCTGCTCCCGCTCATGGCAAAACACGGTTTCCCGGTACAGGGGCTTTCTTTCGAGTGGGATAACGCGGCGACTTTCAGCCCGGCGGAACAGCGCGAAATGGAACGTGTGCTGCTGGAGTATTATGAAATCGACCCGCAGTATTTCATCGACAAGTACAACGTCAACATCACCGGCATACGCCAAGCAAAGACACAGCCGGACGCTTTTTTCGGGTAAGCCCTGTGCCGGGGCTTCGTGACGGGTACAGGGCTTTCAATGCGGCGTTGGCCTCGCTATACCGGGAGGACTTGCTGACGCTTGCCGACAAAAAGCCGCCTTTCGAGTTCGACGGCGGAGTTTTCGACAAGGCGGCGCAGGCCATTTATGACAACAAGGGTTTCGACGTGCCGATGATGGCAACGCCGGAGGCTCAGGCTGTCGTGGAAGAGACCATGCGCGTGTTGGATACGGCCATCGGCAGCGGGCTGCCGCACGAAGTGCCGGAAACGCTACGATATGCCTTAGAAAACAACGCTTTCATTTTCTCCGGCTTCAAGGCTTTCCACGCGCTGCGCGAAGTGGGTCTGTCTTTGGTAACGGAAAAAGGCGACATCAAGCCGTTTACGGACTTTCTTAACGATGTCCGCAAAATCAACGACAAGTACAACCGCAACTACCTGTATGCGGAGTACAACCATGCCGTGGGCGCGTCACAGATGGCCGCCAAGTGGCACGACATCGAACAGGACGGCGACCGCTATGACTTGCAGTACCGCACTGCCGGGGACGACAAGGTGCGCGAGGAACACGCCCTGCTGCACGGCATCACGCTGCCGCCGTCAGACCCGTTCTGGGAGAGCTATTACCCGCCCAACGGCTGGAACTGCCGCTGCACAGCCGTACAGGTGCGCCGCAACAAGTACCCGCGTTCCAACTCGGAGGATGCCATAAAAAGGGGCGAGGAATGCACGGCAGGGGCTAAAAAGGCGATTTTCCGATACAATCCGGGCAAGTCGCTCGAACTGTTCCCGCCCAAGCACCCGTACAACAAAGCCCCGAAAGAGGTCAAAAACGCCATCGACGGCTATGTACCGGCGGAATGGACTCCAAAGACCATTGCCGATGCCGAGAAGTTCTTTGCTGACAAACTCGGTGTACGCTGTTCCCTGAAAGGCTTTACCAAAAACGACATGGAACAGGTAGAGGAAATTTTCCGCAGTGTTGAACGCCATTTCCAATGTTACCCGGAATTGAAGAAAGTGACCCGTTTTGTGGGGTCTATCAAAGGGCGCATCGAACTGTTGGCCGAGGAAAAATTCAAGGAATTGCAAAAGAGCTACCCATACATGCCGGATGACGAATTGATGAAACATGCAAGAAAATGGGCAAAAAAAATCGGCTCTGCTTCGGGCTGTTACGCATATTCACACGGGGCATGTGCGGACTGGAACCTTAGCGGCATTGCGTTCAACACTCAACATAAGGGGGAAGATGTGAAAAAACGCCTCAAAAGAGAAGTAAATATAAAATGGAG